CTATATAGGCGCGCGGCCGGGTGAACCGCGGCAGCACCAGGTCGACGCGCAGGTTCTTGTCGACGACTTCGATCAGCGTGGCGACGAGGCCGGCCCACTCGCTCTTCAGCAGCGTGCCGGTGGTCAGGCGGCCGCTCAGCAGCGCGTCGCGATCGCGGCCGGTGATCAGCACGCCGCCGCGGGTGCGGGCATAGCGGATGCCGAAGTCGGGCGGCAGGACAAGTTCGCTGAACAGCGGGGGCAGGGTGACGGCCATCAGAATGCGTTCCTCCGGCGGCCTTCGACCAGTTCGTCGCGCACGATGAGGCGCACCAGCTCCTCACCGTCAGGGCCAGTGCCGCGCTGCTGGTCGATGCGGCCGCTGCTGCGCTGGTCGATGATCTGGACGGTGGCGCCATCCCGCTGGCCCGGCGTTCTCACGCTCACCCGCTCGCCGGGCGTCGCCATGAAGCGCACGAGCTGGCTGTCCGTGCCGCCGCTGCCGCCCACCGTGAAGTCGCCGCCGGTGGCAAAGCCGGGAATGCCGTAGAAGCCGGTCGAGCCGCCGAAGACGCTGGCGCCGGTTAGGCCGCGGCCGAGCTGCGAACTGAAGCCGCCGCCGAGGCCGCCGCCGAGCGCGCCGGCGAAGGCGTTGAACAGCAGGTCCCAGATGCCGTTGGCCGCCAGTTCGAGGGCCTTGTCGGCGATGCGGTCGAAGGCGTTCGCGCCGGCGGCGCCAAGCGAACCGAACAGGTCGCCGGTCTCGCGCAGGCCCGACTTCATGTCGGAGAAGAACCCGCCGATGACGCTCTTGCCAGTGTCGTAGATCGTGGTGAGGTATTCGAGGTTGGCGGCCGCGGCGGCGTAGGCGTTGGCCTCTTTCTCGATCTCGGCAGCGCGCGCCGCCGTCAGCCCGATAGCATCCTTGCGGGCCGCCGACTCCAGCTCGAAGACCTTGCGCATCTTCTCGGCCGCGAAGGTCGAGAGGCCGATGACATTGGCCTCTATATGCAGCGCGCCGGTGCGTTCGCGGATCTGCCTGATCTCGCGGGCATACTCGGATTCCCTGCCGGCCTTCTTGTCGTCCTGGCGATTGTTGTGGTTGACGACAGCCCGGCCGGACACGGCGTCGAAGAACTGTGCCGCATAGTCCGTCGACTGGATCTCGGCGAGGCGCTTCTGGTAGTCCTCATAGCCCTTCGCGAGATCCTGCAGCGCCTGGTCGCCGCCGAAATCGGTGTTGACCTTGAACGGGTCGAGTTCGGAGATGTTGGCGCCCACGCTGTTGAGGGCGCGGATGATGGCGTTCACGCCGCCGATGGTCTGGTCGACGATGAACTGGATGGGCCCGAGAAACGCCTTGGCGGCCGCTTCGGCGCCCAGCTTGAACGCCGCCGGCACCGTGACGCCGAAGATGTACTTGAAGGTCGCCTCGGTCGTCAGCACGCTGCGCGCAATGCCGTTGAACAGATTGGCCGAGCCGACCTTGATGGCGTCCCAGGCGATCTGGAACCACGGGGCGACGGCGTCGATCGCGGGCTTGATGTACGAATAGATGCCATCGCCGATCGTCTGGATCACGGCGAGCGCGGTGTCGCCCCAGCTCACCTCGACCCCGGTCTCTTCGCGGATGGCGGCGGTGAGGCCGGCGACGCCCAGGGCCGCGACGCCGGCGGCGATCGCGATCGGGGCGAACTTCGTGGCGGCGCTGGCGGCAATCTTGCCGGTTTCGCTCAGCGCCTTGCCGAGGCCGCCGGGGCCGTAGATCTGCGAGATCTGCGAGCCCTGCTGCACCGCCACCATCATCGGGTTCATGCCCGAGGCCAGGGAGACGAAGATGTCGTTGAGCTGGAACACCAGGTTGGTGCGCTGCATTGCCGCCATGCGGGCGGCGTGCGCCTGGGCCTGCAGTGCGGCGGCGTGCGTCCTCGCGGCGGCCGCGGCGGCCTGGTTGGCGGCGGCCTCGTGCGCGGCGGCCGCGGCATTCTCGTTGGCGGCCGCGGTCGCAACGCGCCCCTTGGCGGCGACCTGGTCGAGCCCGGTCGCAGTCGCGCTGAGGGCCTTGTTGCCCCCATCGGCGTTCCCATCGACTACGACTGCGACCCGAAGCGTCATCTTAGTTCCCGTTCAGCGCGGCGGCCGCCGCGCCTTCCATCACCTTGAGCCGGGCCCACAGGTCCGGCGTGACGTCGATGCCGGCGAGGGCGAGGCCCCGCTCGGCAGCGACATAGTCGAGCCCCACAGCCACGCTGCGGACGCCGAAGCCGTGCGGCACCAGCAGCGTGCGCCACTGCGTCGCGATCGCGAGGAAGGCGTTGACCGCGTCGACATTGACCGACCACACGGCCGCGTCCTCGCTGCCGGCGTCGCCGTCGAGCGCAGCGGCGACATTGGCGGTGCTGGCCTCGTCGAAGCCGAGGGCGCGCGCGTCGGCCATTGCGTCGTTGTCGTCATCGCTCGCCTCGTCCTCGGGCCTGCGCTTGAGGAGCCGCCCGCCGGCCCAGGCGCGGGCAGCCCATTTCAGTTTCCCGTCGCCGCCTGGCTGAGGCCCTCGAAGTAGGCGCGGATCAGCGGCGCCCGGCAGTCGATGCGCCGGATCACGGCAGTGCGCAGCTCGGGGGTGAACGGGATCGGCTGGTCGTCGTTGTCGGCGATGTCGCCCAGGTCGACGATGGCTCGCTCGAGGAACGCCCGCTGCTTGAGATCGCCATCCATCTCGGACTCGGCGCCGGCGTCGGCATCCTGCATCTCGAAGGTCGCGCTGAAGGTCTCTGCGCGATAGGTCTCGCCGTCCGGCACCTGGACGGTGACGGTGCGGACGAAGCGAGGCTTGTGGTTGATCTTGAACATGTGACGCCTTCTTTCGGGTGAGGGGATGGGGGCCTAGGTGAGCGCGAGGCTCCACTGGTCGTTGCCGCTGGTGGGCAGCGGGATGCCTTCGAGCGGCCACTCGGCGATGTTCTGCGCCTCCTCGTAGCCGGCCGGCCGCTTGAGCTGCATGGCGGGGATGGCGAGGGTGGCGATCTTGCCGGCAACGGTGCCGTGGACGAGCGAGACCGCGACGGCGGTCTGCGCGTCGGCCAGGGCGTAGGGGTTGAAGCTGCCGCCGCCCGACACGGGCTTGGCCTCGACGCGGAAGGCGAAGAGGTCGGAGCGATCGGGGATGATGATCGACTCGCTGCCCACGAGGCCGCGGAACTCGACGGCGTTGTTCAGCGCCAGCGAGGCCTCGCGCATGACCAGGTCGACGGCGTTGACCGTGAAGGTGGGCGTGTTCGCGTCGGTGACGATGACCGGCTTCTGGAAACCCGACAGGGTCGGCGTGTCGCGCGCCTCCTCGGTCGGCTGGGCATAGAGACCGACGAGGTCGAACTCGATGTACGGGATCTTCTGCGCGGTGAAGCGGAGCGTTGCCGTGCCGCGGCAGCCGAGCGCCGTGTGCCGCGTGCCGCCCATCCAGAAGTAGAGCGTCCCGGACTCGTGGCCATCGGTGATCGGCGCGTAGGTGACCGAGGTCTCCGATACGATGGTCTGCGAGCAGGCGCAGGCGCGCAGCAGCGGGCCCCACTTGGGCGCGGTGCCGGCGGTGCCGGAGGGCACCAGCTCAACCTTGCCGCGCAGCCGGACGCGCTTGCCAACGGGGATGAGCGGCTGGCCGGCGAGGTAGGGCTGTTCGAGGTTGCGGCTTTCGTCCTCGCCTTCCATCGGAGTGAGGGAGACGTCGACCATCAGCATGGCGTTGGTCGAACCGGCGGGCGCGGGATCGGTGCCGTAGACGGTTTCGATCTCGAACAGGATGATCTTGGACTTGAACTTGATCGGCATCGGTCAGGCCTCCTTGGCGGCGTCGACGGCCCGCCGCTCGGCGTCGGTGAGGGCGCGGCCGCCGCCGTTCTCGTGCGTCGGCTCCTCGCGCAGAAGCTTGCCGTCTTTGCCCACGATGTAGCTGCCGCCCTCGCGGGCGATCGGGTGAGCTGCGGGCTTGGGGGCCGGCGCCGCGGCCGGGGCAGGGGGGGAGCGCTTCATGCGAGAATCCTCAATTGCAGCGGGCAGGCGAACTCGAGCTGGTAGATGAGCGTGCCGGCCTTCATCGACAGGAGCTGGCCGCGCGACAGGCGGAAGTCGCCGATCGGCAGGGTTTCGTTGTCGGGCGTGTCGGCCGGCTCCCAACCGCAGACCTTCCCCAGGACGTCGAGGATCAGCGGGTCGAGCCGCACGAGGCCCTTGGCGCCGGTGGCGTCGGCCGCAGCGCGAACGATGAGGACGACGACCATGATCTCGTCGACTTCCTGCAGGTGCGCGCCGGTACCGCCCTCGGGGAGACCGCGGGGCCTCAGGCCGCCCGGCACGACGAACGCGGCGGCCGGCGAGTTGGGCAACTCGTTGCGCGAGATCATCTCGCTGAGGTCGGCCGCCGTCTTCACGCGCCCTTCGAGCGCCTCGATCGTGCCGATGCGGGTGGTGAGCTGATCAGCCAGCATGCTGCACCGCGCCTACCGGCTCGCCCAGCCAGTCTTCCCAGATCTCGACGATGGCGGCCTCGTCGTCCTGGTCGACGCCGAGAAAGGCGCGCTGCGGGATGGTCACCGATTGCTTGCGCACCCACTGGTCGCCGATCTTGAAGCGCAGGCCTTCGTCGGTCTTGGCGGTGATCACGGCGCCGAACTGATGCACCGCGCCCTGGATGGCGTTGGTGCCGACCTCGACGCCGTCGGGCGAGGCGATGTGAGTGATCGAGCCGACGAAGGCACCCGAATCCATCAGCGTTTTGCCGCCTTCGTTAAGCACGCGGAGCGAGGGCGGCCACACGCTGCCATCCGGGGAGCGGCCCTGGTCGAAGCGGTGCCGGGTCGACACCTCGAGCATCGCGCCGATCTCGTCCCACACGGGCGTGGCGTCGATGGCGCGGCGTGCTGCCTCGCGGGCGGCCCGCGCGGCTTCTTCGGCCCCGTCGATGCGGATCGAGACGCCTGCCATCAGATGTAGCCCTTGAGCTTGTCGCTCGTGAAGTGCGGTTCGCGGTCGGGCGTGATGCGCACGCCGCTGGTGCCGGCCGAGGCGGGTTCGGCGCCGGCGGCGTCGAGTTTGATGTCGCCCTTCGAGATCTGTGTGAGCAGCTTCAGCGCGTTGTCGTAGTCGCGCTGCACCTTCTCGTCGGCCACGCGAGGGTGCGCCTTGTAGAGCGCGATCGTCATCGACAGCTCGTTGACGAGCGCCGGGGTGTCGCCAAGGGGCAGGGCGTAGCGGACCTTGAGGTAGCCGTCGATCAGTGCGTCGGCCGAGGCGATGGCGCGCTCGACGGCCGCCTCGTCGACGTCTCCGGTGGCCGCGTCGGCCCGGTCGGTCGCGTCGCGGAGCATGGGCTCCCCGTACTGGACAAGCATCTGGGCGAGGGTGCAATAGGCCATCGGTTCACAACCTGCCGAGGAAGAGGTTGAGAAGCGTGTGGAGGACCGCGCCGGTGCCGCCGGCGACGACCGCGATGACGATGAACTGAAGCCAGTCGTGCCGGTCCATCTGCCGCAGGTACTCCGGCTCGTCGACCCACATGGTGATGGCGATCAGGCCTGCGGCCGCAGCCACGACGAGGACGGCGAGAGCGGCGATGAAATGCAGCACGGCAGTCTCCCTGAAAGGCATTACCCGGCGACGAAAACGGCGTCACATTTCCGCCGCCGGGATCGCGCGGCGGCCGGTGCAAAGGAGGCCCGGCCTGCAAGCGCAATGTGGTGAGAGGGACGGGCATCGA